GTATTATGGCGAAACTGGAACAGGTAAAACCCGTGATGCTATTGCTGAGTGTACAGAACCCTACATTTGTATGGAAGATAATAGGTGGTGGGAAGGCTATGATGCCCACGAAGAGGTAATCATTGACGACTATAGACGAGACTTTTGTAAGTTCCGCACCTTATTACGTCTTCTTGATAGATATGAACATAGAGTAGAATGCAAAGGTGGATCACGTCAGCTAAGAGCCAAGAAAATTATAATTACCACTCCCAAATCTCCAGTGGATACTTGGGAAGGTAGAACGTCAGAAGATTTACAACAACTGCTCAGAAGAATAGATATAATACGTTATTATCGTAAAGATGATGATGGCAACTCAGGATACTGCGAAGGAATAGATTTTAATAATCGTCGTATTCCTGAATTATTATCTTATCCTATATTATAACACAATGGGACGCAACTGGTTGAAACACGTCGCAAGGAAGCGTAAAGGCAAGGGCCGCAAGTCCGCCCCAAAACTCTCGTTCGCTAAACGGGTTCTCAAAGTGGTCAATACACAACGAGAACTTAAGGTAGCCGTTCATAGAGGAGAGCTTCCAATCCTAGGAACAATCAATCAAGACAGTCTATTACAAGTGATGCCCGATGTTCCCCAAGCAGGAAATATAGGTACAGGTAATGCTATCGCCCAAGAGTTCGTCAGAGACGGCAATTCAATTACATTGAAGAAAATCATCATAAGAGGTTGGATAACTCAGAAAGTCCCTGCAGATGGTGCTAGATCACGCTACGTAGTCCGCCATATGATACTTCGCCAAAGAAGTGCAGACGCACAAAAAGTCCTTGACAATAATGGTGCCGAGTTTCAGTTCAATCAACTCTTAGAAAATGCGCAGGCATTTATCGGAGACATAACTAGCTTGCAGACCCCTGTCAATAAGTCTGCATTCGTATCCCGATATGATCGTCGTCATTATTTATCATCGCCAACAATCAATCAGGCCCAAGGTGATATTGATGCTGACCAGCTTAATAATTTTAAAATGATGCAAAAGACCTTAACATTTGGTAAAGGTATGAAATTACACTATGGAACAGGAGGTAGCACCAAGTCTCAAAACTTTCCATACGTGATGACACTAGGAGCAGCCACCGTAGATGGCGTCCCCGCAGATAGTGGCCTATTCTTTAATTATACAGCTACGGCCTATTTCTTTGACAGTTAAACATATACATCTTTAGCAATAAATAGTTAAATATGTATTCCATATGGCGTACCGCATAAAAATCGTTTTCGCCCGAACACAACGACCGACCTCAAAACATCTGGCTTGAATGCATGAACCGCCCTGCTTGTCAGGCGGTTCAAGACATTTAAACAGTTGGCTTTGTCTCGTGCAACAATTGTTCCATAATAAAATAGAGAGAAGTCGGGGTTAGTACTACCCCCGACTTCTGTGTAAAACTTCTGTGCAATATTATCTTTAGGTAAAGTATAATGAGCCGTTATCGGGATTACTGCTTTACCGATTTTTCACTTGACGAAGAGTTTTTGCAAAAGTTAGATTATACCTACTTGTGTTATGGTAAGGAAACTTGTCCTAAGACTAACCGCCAACATCTTCAAGGGTATATATACTTTAAGAACGCCAAATCTTTTTCAGCGGTCAAAAAACTTCTTCCGTCGCAACATTTAGAAAGGTCAAATGGATCTACAGAGGACAATGTAAAATACTGTAGTAAAGAGGGTATTTTTAAGGAGTTCGGTGCCAGACCTTCTCAAGGGGCCAGAAACGATATTCATAAAATCAGAGATAAGATTACAGCGGGTGAGTTTAATATAAGAGATGTAGTGGCGGAAGCCACGTCCTACCAATCGGTCAGAATGGCAGAGGTAGTTCTTAAATATTTTGAGCCTCCAAGAAACTGGAAACCTGAAATTCATTGGTATTATGGCGAAACTGGAACAGGTAAAACCCGTGATGCTATTGCTGAGTGTACAGAACCCTACATTTGTATGGAAGATAATAGGTGGTGGGAAG